GCTATTCTATCTGCCTCTGCTTTTTCTTCTGCTGCTTTAACTTCTGCTGCAATACGATCTGCTTCTTCTTGGGCTTCTATCTCTGCTTGAATTCTTGCTGCTTCGATCTCTGCTTCTATACGATCAGCCTCTGCTTTTGCTTCTAATTCTGCTTGAATTCTTGCTTCTTCTGCTGCTGCTTCTTCTGCAGCAATTCTCTCAGCTTCTGCCTGGGCTGCTTCTTCTGCAGCAATTCTTTCAGCTTCAACCTCAGCAGCTATACGGGCAGCCTCTGCTTCTGCTGCAATACGAGCAGCCTCAACCTCTGCTGCTATTCTTTCAGCCTCGAGTCTTTCAGCCTCTGCAAGTCTTGCTTCTTCAGCAAGTCTAGCCTCTTCTGCTACTCTAGCGACTTCAGATAATCTCGCAACTTCTGCTAGTCTTGCTATCTCTGCAAGCCTTTCGACTTCTGCTAATCTAGCAACTTCAGCAAGTCTAGCAACCTCAGCCAATCTTGCTACTTCTGCAGTAGCGGCTGCGATTCTGGCGGCTTCTTGCTGGGCTGCCAATAGTGCTGCTGCTTCTGCTTGAAGTCTTGCTTCTTCAGCTAACCTAGCAATCTCTGCTAACCTAGCAACTTCAGCCAGTCTTGCAACCTCTACTAATCTTGCTTCTTCGGCTAGTCTTGCCACTTCTGCTAGCCTAGCAACTTCAGCCAGTCGTGCTACTTCTGCCGTTGCTGCTGCGATGGCTGCCTCAGCAGCCTGTGTTGCTGCTTGCTCTGCTGCAATTTCTTCTGCAGTCTTTCCAATTTTTAATGTTACAACATTTGAATTTTCAGAGTAAACTGCTAATGTATCATTGTCTGATCTAATATGAAATGACCAAACAGTTCCACTTGGCATTAAACTTTCAAGTAGTGAATGATCAATTGTTATTGTTGTATTGAGTGAATTGGGACCACCAACATTTCCTGTTGCAATACCCCAGCCATTACAGCCAGAACAATTAAAACTTATAGCATATCTTTCTGGCTGAGTATTCCCAGTATCTGGAGCATCCCAATCTAAAACTGTTGAAGTTGCACCATCAGTTACTGTAAGATTTCTTGGAGCACCTATTGTTCTTACTATTGGGGCTGCTTGTGAAGTAAAGGCTGAGGCTGGAATAACTTGCATCGATCCAGATTGATCCCAGGCAAGACTAACCCAAGCACCTCCACCATTTTCATAATACATTAATTCTATTGTTTTTGGAACTCCTGCTGTAAAAGATACTGGGGAACTTATAGTCCCTCCACCACCCTTATCAAACCAGTCATCTGTTATTAAATTGCCATCAAGGTAGAGTTTAGTCCCGTCATCCGCTGTTGCCTGAAATGATATATTTTGAGTAGTATTACTAATGATTGATCCTGTATACCTGACTATGACATCTTCTGTGTTGGAGGTACCTGATACGCCACCGCTGCCCCACTGGAAGTCTATATTGGGTACATTGGTAGTTAGTATAGGAGAAGCTCCCTGTGGTATATAGGGAGCATTGTTCTGTCCCAGTACATTATAGACTTCAGCAGTTAAACCTTCTGCTGCATGAGCTTTTTCAATGCCTACCAATAGAGGAAATAGCGCTAAAGATAACACTAATAATATACGTAAAAATTTTCTCACCCTTCTCCCCCCATTACACGATGTGTAATAGGCTTATTATATCATTTTATTATAAAAAATAAGGGTTAGCACTCAAAGATGTGTGTTTATTTTATTTGTTTGCTGTTTAAATTATCTATCAAAAGGCCTGCTCTTGGGCCATCACACCATACTTGATGTGTGTTTTCAAGGGGTAGGTACAGTAAATCTCCTGGATTTAAAGTATGAGTAATGCCATTATCTATTTGCCAAAATGATGTACCTAATATTTGCCAATAAAATATGTCATAAGGGTCATGATGGTCAGGAACATGCCTATCGGATAAAGACATTCTTATTCCTTGAGGGTGCCAATCTGTATCACAATCGTGTTGCTGTCTATTGTAATATCTGCAGTCTTTATTATCTTTGCCGTCATTTAGTTTATAGAGTAACTCAGATACTCCCGCAAATTCATCAAATAAATAGTTTGTTTGAGGAGCAAGCCAAAGTTTGTTTTGTATTTGTATGTTACCAATATAATCTAATGTGTCAAGATTATTTGTTTTCTCTACTCTTTCTTTTAGGCCACTGTTATTGCCTATAGATTCTTTAAATATAAACTTCATCATATCTTCCCACGTAATTTCTGGGGTTTGATATTTTTCAAACACTATTCCATGACTATTTTCTTTAGCTTCTTTAATTTTATCTAGCATATTTATATTGTATCATAACAAAAAAGAAGAGGGGCTGGCATATAGCCAACCCCCCCACCTGTGAAGTTTGATTACTTCTTTAGTGCAACCTTAGCCTTTGGATTAGCCTTATTCCACTTGGTAGCCAACTTATTATATTCGGCCTTGTATGCTGCCTTAGCAGCTGCTGCTGAAGCATCATATGCTGACTTTGAAAAAGCAAGAGCTAGGTCAGAAGCTGCCTTAGCATCTGCCAAAGCCTTATCTGAAGCAACCTTAGCTGCTGAGATAGCATCTGCTAGAGCCTTGTCAGCAGCAGTCTTTGCTGCTACAGCTTCTGCTTTTGCGTTAGCAAGTGCTGCATCGGCTAGAGCCTTTGCTGTTTCTGCTTCAGTCTTAGCCTTTGTATCAGCATCTGCTAGAGCCTTGTCAGAGGCAACCTTAGCATCTGCTAGAGCCTTGTCTGCAGCAGTCTTTGCTACTGCGGTTGCTGCATCTGCTAATGCTTTTGCATCCGAAAGAGCCTTTGCAGCTGTTGCTGCATCTGCTGTACGTGATGCATTTGATGCTGCAAGTGCTGCAACTGCTGTTGCAAGATCTGACTTTAGTCCTGCAATAATTCCTGAAAGATCAGAAACTGTAAACTTGGTAATTACGGACTTTACTGGAGCAGCAAAACCAGTTACGGCTGTTACTGCTGAAAGACCTGTTGCGACTACAGTAACTTCTCCAGCAACGCCTGTTGCTAGTGCTGCTGTTACAGTTCCAAGAACTGCTCCAGTTGAAGTGTTTGTTGCTGTTGCTGTAGTTAGTGACTTAGTAACAGAACCATCAGCAAATGTTGAGCCAATTAAAGTTACTGTTGCTGTATCTGAAACTGAGTTTCCGAATACATCTGTTGTTGTTAGGGCAATTGTAGGAACTGTACCAACTGCTGTTGCAGATGGAACTGTTAGTCCTAGATTGTATGCTGCTCCAGCAGTACCAGAGATGTAAACAATTGTTGAGTATGAACCATTTGTAATGGTTACTGAACCAACTGCTGTTGTAGTTGTGTAAGCATAAACTGTTACTGCTGATCCAGTAGAAGCAATTGTTAGTGTTGAAACACCTGATGCAACTGTCTTTGGTGCATCTGTTGTGTTAAGTGCTGATACCAACTTTACAGTTGATGAAGCAGTAAAGGTTACGTTTGTACCTGTGTCTGCTGTTGCTGCAAGAGCAATGGTGTTTCCAGAAGTAATAACATTACTTGATGGAACTGCTACCGTTGCTGGTGCTGCAGAAGTTGTTGCGTTAGCTGCTGTTGCAACCGTAACGGCTAGTGGTGCTGCCGAAGATGGTGCTACAGAAAGTCCAACGATTGCTAGGGCTGCAGCAGTAGCAATTGAGATTTTCTTAAATGAATTCATTTTATTCCTTTTCTATAGTAAGTTGAATCTATCCAAATAATCTTTTACATCATTTGGCATAGGTTTATATTCTATCACATTCGCAAAAGGGTTGTCAACTTTAGGTCGATCCCTGAACGTATGTATCTCTATTTCTTGATCTAAATCCTTTGGAGTATGAGAGATAGCTCCAAATATTGCTCCACAAACGGCATCTGCTAAGTCTTTAGAAGATTTTCGTGGGTGGTCAACTCTGTTATTTTTCATGATCTTTAGCTCAGTTAGTTCTTCAAACAAAAGCTCTATTGCTGGCATGGCAAGTCTTTCCTCATAAATAAGCATAGCCATATCCTCATAATGCTTCTTAGCAACAGAAACAGTTTCAGTTCTTATGCCAACCTGCTTAAGTTCATTTTGAATATCAAATGATTGCCAACGGTCAAAAGAAACCATTCCAATATCAAAACCTTGTCTTCTCAAATTCTGAATCCATAATTTTACTTCAGATAAATTAACAGGGCCTTCAACCTTTGGTTCCCAATATACTACAGCATCTACTACAACTACTGGCGCTACTTGTTGATAATCTTTAATTACCTGAATATTTACCCACTTATCAACATGTGCAATAGCCACAGCACACTTATCGTGCTTTTGTGCTAAGTCAGCATGGACATAATACTTCTTAGTTGGATCTGGTTTAAAGGTTTCATCAAATCTTTTATATGAATCAATGGGGTTTCTAATTGTCATACAGGCTCTAACTTTGTCTACCTGCTTAAAAAATGAATCACTGGAGTATGTTGGAACACAAGCAAAGCGTTGCATGGCATCACCAAGGTCTGTCATAAATGCAATCTTAAAATCATCAATCTTTCTTGTTGGGTTTACTTCCCACGTTGGTCTTTTTAATGCAAAGACTCCTGGATATTTGTATGAAATAATTTGATCTTCATCCCACTCAATTTCCAAAGAGTTACCAACCATATCTTCTGGAAGTTCATCATTAATAATAAACTTATGAGTCTTGTGTATTGCTTCTTTTTCTAAAATTACAGCATCATATCTTTGTGAAATAAAGTCTCCTGGATAGCGGGGGAAGGATAGTAAAGCAACTTTACCAAGATCAGGGAAACGAGAGTCTACAGAGGCACGGAAGGCCTTGTAAATGTTATCTGCGGTCTTTCCTTGATCGTTTCCAGTACCCACATCATTAGCAAAACCAGAGATCTCATCAAGTACAGCAAGGATAAGGTTCAAACCTTCATGTGATTCTCTTTCTGAGTGACCAGAATAAACAGTAATAGCGTGATCAAACTCAATGCTTTCTGCTTTTGGATTATACTTACCTTGAAACCAGGGAGACTTTTCAATCTTTGTTTTAAAACCTTTAAAGAAAACGTTCTTAGCTTGTTGAGCGTTAATAGCAACGTTAATGATATCAATAGCATCTCCAGAAGGTTTTCCAAAGTATCTTGCTGGTTCCTTTAGGCACAATAGTTTATATACTATATAGGCACATGCTACGGTTGATGTAAAGTCTTTACCAGATCCCTTGCCAAGTTGCAGAATTACTTCGTTCTTTGTATATTTTTTATAATATCGTGCACCTTCTTCGGCACCCATCAAATCAATTAAATCTTCTTTTCTATAGATTTGGCTCATGGCTTCAATAATGTCATACTGTGTTTGAGATAACGGAGGCTGTCCTAAATAATCTTCACCTTCAACAAATGTCTTTGCGTTGACTGGTGTCTCAGCAAAGTTATTATTTTTTAAAGCCTCAAGGAAATCACCAAAATCAGCCATCGTGGACTACCGTAATGACTTCATCTTTTTTAGCAATAGAAGATAGTCTCTTCATAATTTCATCACGGATCTCTGGATGTTCTGACGCAATGTCTTTAAGGATTGACATTAAAACTATTTGTCTATTTTCAATTTCAACCATCTCTTCTGCAAGTTCTTTATTCTCAAGCAGGCCAGCTTTTTGTAGCATATCGATGCGCTTGGACTCGATATCCATAACTAATTTAATACCAGCAGTCTTAGCACTAAGGTTGTTAGTCATAGACGCTTCGTCAATAACCTCATAGGATTTTGAGATTAACTTTCCATAGTGTGCATCGGCAGCAGCGAGAGCTTCCTTAGCACGAGCACGAATAGCATCATTTGCTGATGCCATAACTTTCCATTCATTAATAAGTTGAACTACACGAGTTCGTGGAATTGCAAGGTCTTTAGAAATTTTAGTTGGGTCATTACCCTTTAAGTATTCCTCAACTACATCATTGACTTGATCAAGATGTTTAACTAAATCATCTTCAGTTGACATACTTACCCTCTAGTCTATTAATTTCATCTTTAATATAAAAAATTGCTTTCTCTAAGTCTTGAATAGTTTTAGACTCATCTTTAAGTCCTGCTCTCCAAAGATACTTAAAAGCATTGCCTACATTAAAATTGCGGTGCCTGGTAATTTCAATACACTCTACGCCAGAAGGATCTGTTGTGTAATGTTGAGGATGATTTACTTGATCAACCGTAATAGTTAAATTTTCACTCATCGTCATCCTCCCAGTCAAAAGCATCTGGCATATCTTTAATAACTGATGCTGCGTAGGTCAACCCAACAGAACAGGTTATTACTAATCCAATAAAAAGTTTTTGTGCTTTGTTCATCGCTTTGACTTCCTTAATCCAAACTTAGCAAGGTAAACATAAATTGTTTCAACACTTGTTCCACACTCTTTAGCAATTTCATCAGGAGTCTTCTTATCAATAACGTAGCGCTTACGCAACCAAAGATTGCTTGTGTATAGCTTAGCCATTAAAGAATCTCCCGTCAATCTTCCATTTCATAATTGTTGGACCTTGTCTAACCATTTCAAACATCTGATGATTAAAATCTTCTTTTAAATCCTCGTAAAGTTCTGGGTTGACAAACTCTAAGTTGTCTGTAATAGAGTATATCGTTTCACCAGTCTCATTGTCAAATCCGTCTATTTCAAGTGCGTTCTGCAGGATTAAGTGTTCAATCAGGGCTGCTGCCTTAAGTTCATTAGATGTTTTCATTTTTACCTTTTTCAAAAATCTCATAGTCATAGGCATTTGAATCTTCAAGCATCCACTTGTCATAACTTTCAACATCCCACTTATTTGTATTTACAAGTCTATGAATAAGCAGTTTATCTTTAGTGACAAATGATGGCTCATATAGTTTAACTCTGTTATTAGGTTGAATAGCAAAGTTTCCGTCATCTCTTTGAATCACATGCCCACATTTGTGTTGCCCTGGATTTTCAGAATACCCGTCATCTAAGATGTTTGACTCTGGGTTATGCCAGTCAAGTGTAAACAAGTACTTGCCAGAAACTGTTTCTTTTTCTCTATTAAGATAAGACATTCTCATATTAGTTAGATTTTGAAACTTAGTTACAGCAACGTGTGGAGAAAAAGAATTCCATAAAACAAGATTGTAAATTGGTTCTTCTGGTACTCCTGGCTTTGTACAGAAAGCATTTATTGGCATTCTCCACCACATGCCACCATCTTCCATCAAGAAGTGAAACATTGGGCTTCTACCCTTTACGCTTGCAACTCCAAATATAACGCATGGAAAATATTGATCATGACTATCTTCTTGATCTCTTAAAAAGTTTCCACGCACATAGCATTCTATTGGTGGAATGTTTGCATTTAACTCTGGCATTATTGATCAGCTCCTATTGCCTTGCCCCAATTTTTTACTGCCCAATGACCAATGCCACAAGCATCCGCTACATCATTATCAATGATAGATTTATCATATATAGTATTAATCATTGTAATCGTTCTTTCTTTTCTAAGATTTCTTTCATATGTTTTGTACCAAGAAACAGACTTTCCTGGATGAGCAGATCTAATTAAAGCCTGCTCCTCTTTTGACATTTTTTTGTTTCCTAAATAATTTTGCCAAGTGATAGGAGAAACTTTTCCAATAATCCGAATCCCAGACTGTCCTGCAGCACCAAGCAAAGCACCTTGAACCAATGCAAGATCAGCAGCAGTCTTAGGACTGTTCATAAAAACAGTATGCTCAATAACAATCGCATCTACATTTACAATGTGATCAAACAATCCAATTGATTTTCTTCCAGCATCAATAACTTTTTCATAGATATCCTTGCCTTGAAAATTAATCTTTCCAAACTCTCTAAGATATCCTCCATGAAAAGTAGCATAGGCAAGGCTATTAGTGCTTGCGTCAATAGCACAGACACGCTCTGGTGCTTTTGAACCTATTGCTTCTGCTAATTTCATTTTAATTGATCCTTAATATCTTTTAATGCTTTTATTACATCCTTGGGATTAATATTACATTTAATACACAACTGCTCATCATTATAAATAGATAAAGATTCTTTACAACTTTTACATCTTCTATCTTTACCTATTCGTGTTTGGCGTCGTTCAAGTACATATCGAGCTGCTATTTTTTCTTTTGTAGATTCAGTTCTACATTCCACAGAACAATATATCTGATACTTTATTTGTGTGTTAAAGGTTTTATCACACCATTGACAATGCTTCATCTATAGGCTCCAAGGACTTTAGCTTAAAGTCTCCTTTACCAGCATCTGCACACGCCTGTTTAATAGGACATGATTTGCAAATCTTTGAATTTGAACGATAGTTCTTTTCAGGTAGGGTTCTGTCGACCCAAGCCTTACGAACTGACCGCATCCATTCAAACGTCTGGTCTACCCACCGACGATAATAATCGTTAACTTCTACAGGAAGGATTAGCAGTTCGTGATTATTTTTGTTTTCATAAATCAAAACTGCTTTTGCTTTCTTTAGAATCTTCATATAAATAAGCAACTGAACCAAGTGTCCAGTCTTTGGCTTCATGTGAGCCTTACGGTATTCAAAACCTTCGTTCATCATGGTTTTAATTTCACCAAGGAGTTCTTCTCCCTGCCAATTAATAATAACATCTCCATATCCAAAGATAGGTGGATCATTATTTACAATCTTAAATTCTGAATCAACAAGAAAATCTGGAACATTACCCATAGCTTCTTGGATTCTTTCATGGGACTTTGTTCCTGCAGTCATATTTGCTGCGCTGTATGGCGTTGCATCATCCTGGAAATTTTGGCCGTCAAAGGCAAGGTACCAGTATCTTGGACACTCTCCATGCCCATAGGCAATAGTTGAAGGTGCAAAGGTTTTCTTTTGTGTATGCTTGTCAGTACGATTAACAGTATAGCCAGACTGAATCTTTTCAGTAATTCCCGCAACATCAATTGGATGAATTGGTGGCTTTTCCTGCTTAACCATAACCTGCTGTAATAAACTTTTTGTCATTGTTTTGTGCTCGTTTCTATTAGTATAAGTATAGCAGATTATCGTGTTATGTACTTTAAAGCAGAGACTAAATTATTAATTGCTTCTGCTGAAGTATAATATAGATTCTTTTTTCCTCTATCTGATTTATCAACATTAGCCATCCATGTTGCCTTAAGAGCCATCTTTGCTGCGATTGCCTGAAGCCTTACAATTTCTACATGAGCAACATTGATTGGAATATCTGGTTTAATAATTAATTTAGCAATCATTGTTAAAGCTGTAGTTAATTCTTCATCTTGCATATAGTCAGCAATTTCTGCCAAGCCATTTACCATGTCTATTGTTGTTACTTGTTGTTCCATTATTCCTCCACTAGATCTTCTAATATGCTCATCTCAATTATAGCAAGTCTGACTTTAGAATTACCCTCGCCTATTACGACTACTATGGCTGGATCCTTGCCGTTCTTCATGGCATCAGTTGTAGCCTTTGCCCAAACATCTTTATTTAAAGTAAAAGATTTTCCAACTTCTTTAAAGTCTACAACAAAGTTTTTCCAGGAAGCATCTCCCTTTTGAGTATTACGACCAGAGTTCTTGTGCTGCTTGGCACCTATCCTTTTAGACTCACTCTTCTCCGTCAAAGTCGCTCTTCTTTCTTTTACCAAGGCTTACCTTGCTTAGATGTTTTTCTTTACACATCCAAGTCATTTCTTTTGTAATTGGATATAGTCTTAATGTTGGTACTTCTACCTTGCAGGTATGGCAAAGAAACTTGCCAGCATAAACTGTATAATTAGGCACTTAGCTTATCCTTGATTGATTGTTGCAAGTCAAGATCCTCTCTTACACGATTAACAAACGCTTCCTTACCTTGTACTTTAGATCCATCAGGAAGTATATACCAAGCTCCTGTACGCTCTACAATACCGTTTAGCTCTGCTGTAGTAACCAAATCACCGATGGTATCAAGACCAATATCGTCACCTCTAAAATAAAAATCATACTCACCAGACTGGAACCCTGGAGAGGTTTTAGAGAACTGTAGTTCCCAACGAATAGTTCTGCCAATTTTTTCTTCAATTAACTTATCTCCTACTTTAATCTTTCCCTTAATCGCTTGATTGTCTGACTCTGAAGAAAAGAGCTTAACAATACATGAGGAATAAAACTTAGTAGCCTGACCACCAGAAGGCTGCTGGCTAGTATACATAGCATTGATATTGTTACGAGACTGAGAAATAAGA